CCATTATTGACAGCTTTCGCATTCTCCTGTGTCGTCTATTACTAAGCCACCTTCATTTTCAAAGCTTTTATCTTCTGCTCTACTATTACACTCACAGTTGGTACATTCACCTTCCGCGTTTGGACAGTGGCACATTTTATTACATTTTTTACAAAATCTTTCAGTCATTGATCCTCTTAAAATTAAGAGGATTTTACTTAAGAATGATGATTAATACAATAAAAATTACAGAGCGACGATAACTATTATAATAATAGCTGCTACAATAACCCATTTTTTATGGTCTTTCCAGATATGGCAAGCCTGGTCGATAAGTTGTTTTAAAGTTTCCATAGTTGTTTCCTCCTATTTTATCTCTCCCCAATTGTTTCCAGATTCATAGTCTACTTTATTTGGAACCTGTAATTCAACAGCTTCTTCCATAATTTTAACTATATCCTCTGCCTTTTTATCCGAATCCACAGAAATATCTACTTCATCATGGATTTGAATGTGCGGTATTATACCATTTTCATACAAAGCTACCATACTTTTTTTAGTCATATCTGCAGCCGATCCTTGTATTAATTTATTCAATGCTTTGTACGTAAATGCCCGTTTTAATGGTTCATCATATTCTTTTCTAGCTTGTTCTAAGGGTAATGGTTTAAAAATACCAAACTGGGTAGGTTGCCAGAGATCAAAATGACATGCTCTGCCACCTAATGTTCTAATCTTTCCCCGATCATTTGCCTTACGAGATACATTATCCATCAATTGTTTTACAAATGGAGCTTTGGTATGGTATTGTTTTATTAATTTTTCTGCAGATTCTTTCATTAATCCTAGTTCAGCCATTAATTTATTTTTCCCCATTCCATACATAAGTCCTAAGTTAATAGTCTTGGCTTGTTTTCTTTCTATCCCCGCCATCTCAGCCACAACCTGGTGGAAATCTGCGTCTCCGGTCCTGTACGCGTCTACAATTTCATGAACCCCTGGTAAATTTTGCAATTTTGCATAGTGTACTAAAATTCTAGGTTCCTGTTGTGAAGAATCAAACGATCCCCATTTACATTTTTCTTCTGGAATAAATATAGATCTAATCATCGGACCTAATTCTGGATGTCTTGCTGGGATTTGTTGTAGGTTGGGATTGCTCATTGAGAATCTTCCTGTTACTGTTCCTCCTTGATCTGATCTGATTTGATTTATATCTGCATGTATTCTTCCATTGTGCGCATGTTTAGTAATTGAATCTATAAAAGTTGTGTGAGCTTTATTTATTTCTCTTGCATCTGCAATTGCTCTGGCTAATTCATGTGGATGATTTTGTAAAAAGTTTTTTGTAAAACTTGGCTCTTTACTTTTTTGTGTTCGATCATAAGGCAAACCAAGTTTATCAAATGCTTTTGCAATACTTCGGGCTGCCATAATTTCCACTTCAATCCCGGTCAAGTCTTTGATTTTATTGAGTATTTTTTTCTCTCGACTCATTAAATTTGTTTTAATTTTTTGTGCTTTTTCTAAATCAACCCTAACTCCTTTGAATCTCATTTCAATTAGACAAGGAAATAATTTTGTTTCTAATTTAAATACATCCATTAATTCTTGGTCATGCAGTTCTCTATGAAGTCTTTGCCAAAGTTTTAAAGTTACTTCAGCATCTCTTTCTGCATACTGACCTACAAACATTGCGGGCAGTCTCCACATTTCTTTTTTGGGATCTACACCATAATCTTTTGCCGCTTCATAAAGAATTTTTTCATCTTTACCTATTCCTATATAATGTTTTGCTAAAGTATTTAATTGATAAGATAATCGATTCTCATCAATTAATGATGCTGCAATCATGGTGTCTACAATTTTACCTTTAATTTTTATACCCGCGGCCCTTAACCAACAGACATCATACATAGCATTATGAAAAATAAAGGTAGTGTGTTCTTGATTACAAACGTCCTGGAGCCACTCTAAAACTAATTTTTTATCCATATTACCACCCTGCTCATGATGTATCGGAAAATAGCCTGACCAGCCTTCTACGGCCACCGAAATGCCTGCAATATGGCCTTTTCCGGTGACATTTCCTGAACCGAGCTCAATTAGGTGTGGATCATTGGTTTCTAAATCAATTGCAATTTCCTTGGATCCTTTTAGATTTGGTAGTTCGTCGGTCATTACCCACTCAGTTTCCGGAGTGAATAAAGGTTGTTGAATCGTTCTCACTTATAATCCCTTTCAATTATCATTTCAATAAAGTGAATAGCTTTTAATAAATCTTGTTTCTTCCCTTTATGTGGATGACGGCATATATATTTTATAGCGCACCCTTCTGGAAAAAGCAATTTATTCTCAACTACAAATTTACTTGGCTGTATTTTAAAATTCTGATAGTGTGCCCCACCAATTTGTTTGTCCCAAACTTTACTCATAGTATATAAGCCCGATCAAAGTTTTTAGGATCTAACACATGTAATTCTTTTTTTGCTCTAGTCGCTCCAGTATAAAATAATCTGTGTAATTCATCTGGATCATGACTAAAAGTTTCTAAAGCCGCATTAGTTAAATCCTGCATTAATAAAACTTTATCTGCTTCACCTCCTTTCGCACCATGTATGGTTGACATTATTATTCTTGGATTTTTATTTATTTTTTCTCCATTCGCTCTCATATTTCTTATATAATTTTCTGTTAAAGTGTCTAGTCCTTCAAAGGAATTAAACCATACTTTATCTATTATTAATCCATATTTTTCTTGACACTGTTTTAACGTATACTTTTCTTCAGAATGTAAAGTTTTTCCTTTTTTAAAACCTGGTAATACATTAGCTCCTAAATATTGATAAATATTTTTTATTTCTAAATGATTTAAATGAGCTCCTTTACGCCACATTTCCCAATTATTTAAGGCCAGTAAGAGTTTTAAAGAAACAGAATTAATTCCTCTATATTGATAATACCATCCTTGAATCTGACATAAATCTTTAGCATCTTCTAAAAAATGATTTGCTGAAGATAAAATTAACCAGTTACCCTCTGACATATCGACTTGAGTAATATCCGAATATCTTTTTAAAATACCTATTTCATCTCTTGGTTTATAAGTTTTATCAAATCTATTTGTAACTTTATTAATTATTTTTTGTGATAGTTCATGGATAGGACCACCAGGTATACGATAAGATTGATCTAAGGTTTTAATATTATCAACTTCTTCTTTTAGGGCTATGAAGTGATCAACATCAGCACCGGCCCATTTAAATATAGCTTGATCGTCATCGCCCGCTATATAAGTTTTTTTTGCATTAGCCCATATACATCTGACCATATCCCATTGTAATAAAGACAAGTCTTGAGCTTCATCTATAAATAAAACTTCAAAGCTTGGACTGATTTCTTTCAGAATAAAATCTTCTAGAAGATCGGTAAAATCTTTTAAGCCTTTTTCTTTTTTAAATTTTTTCAATTCTTCTGCGAGTAAGTATAAAGTATTTCTTTCGATGTCTAAGATGTTTTGCCTGGAATCATAGTATTCCAATAAATCCATTCGTTTAACTCGGGCTGTATTTATAATTGTTAAATACTCATTATCACAATTAAAAGTTCCATCATCGTTTGAAAAAGCGGCCGTCTTAATTGGAATTCCACACTTAAGTCCAAACTCTCTATAATCATCAGGTCCCATCATTTTTTCTTTAGTGATACCTAATTTTCTAAATGCAAAAGAATGAAGGGTTCTAAAATTTTCTAAATCATTTTCTATATCTAAACCAAATTTATCGGCTGCCCTAGTAGCCGCCTCATTGGCTGCTTTTTTAGTAAACGAAAAATACCCTATTTGTTTAGGCCTGATTCCTGTTTTTATAAATTCGTCCACCAAATTCAACAAGGTTGTCGTCTTGCCCGTTCCGGGTGGTCCTAATATTATTGTTTTCATATTTATTTAGTTTTTTTTTGAGTTCTTTGTTATGGGCTTGCACATCTTCTAATTTATGTTCCAGGTCGGCAATCTTAGCCTGGAGTCTTGCATACCAATTGATTCCTATGGTGGTTGCCATTAAAAATCTTCTTGTTGATATTTAGTTTTTGAAACATTTGCTTCTATTTTTTTCATCGCTTTAATTTTAATTAATCTAGGTTGTTGGTTTTTTACTCTGACTCTTTCTTCTTCAACAAAGATATCTTCTAATCTTTTGATTAAATTACCTGTTTTAACTTTGTCCATTTCCCAGTGATTTCTTTTGCAGAAATTGTAAAAATCTTCCATTCTAAAATAAGTGTATTCCCTATTGTCATCTGTGTAGGGAAGTTTATTAAATATATCATCAAGAGTTCGTGCGCTTTGTCTATTGGTTGTCCAATCTTGTAATAAAGAAGTTATTTCATTAGTAGGATCTAAAGACTCTAAAGGTTCCACTTCTTGTAAATTATTCATTAAAGGTTTTAAAAATAATTCTTTCCAATCTTTTGATCTTGGTACAGGTACTACTAAATTAGCTTGATCTAAACACGCCAATGCAAATAAAGGTGAACTATAAAGTTGTTCTGTTTTTAATTCGATCCGCGATTCACCAACATCTAAAAACCATTGGGGAGGAGTAGAAGTATACTTGATTAGGTTTCCGAGTAACGGCATTTGTTCTTCACCATAACCTACACCGAATCTTTTTGTTCGACATAGTCTTGATTGACAGACGACATTAATAGGCGCGTCTTTACATCTATATTTGTCGTAGCCTTTTCGATTTACCGATTTAATTAATTGTTGAACTTCACCATTACTTAAAGGTGGTTCCATATGAGTTTGATTTGCTTTTACTAATTCATCTTCCCAGGAATCTGGTTTAGCTTGTTTATAATAAACAGCAATATTAAATAATGCATTATTTCGAGCCCCCTCCCCAAAACCTTCCTTAGCTAATTGATTTAGACAAGGAGGTCCTTGAGGAAAAGCTTCTTCTATTTTTTTCTCTTCGATTTCAATTTTCTCCACCTCTTCCATTCGACAAGCCAACAAATCATAGAGCTTATAAAATTCCTCAAGTGTACTAGCGGAGCCATTATCGTTGAAAGCATAACGCAATCCTTTCGTGCCATTAAAGTAGGGTAAATTTAAAAAATTACCTGTGTCCCCACGTTCCACAAGTATTTCTGTTTGTTTAGGGAAGATTTCACAACCTTCATAACCTAAAGTTTTTGAGA